GCCTAACAGGCGGGTCAACCGGACCCGCTACGGCCTTCGGCCTACGCAGGCCGGTTACCCTTTTCGTTAGGCCCCAAAACCAGCCGCGCGGCGTGCGTCGCTGCTTGGAGTTCCTGCACTTCATCGGATCTCCAGTCTTCGCCGAAGTTGTTCACGCCCAAAGCCTCGGCAGCATCGGCCAGCCGCTGAAGCGCGAACTGCAAGCGCTCGATCTCGTTTCTCGTGCGCATCACGCGCCTCCTTGTCCGGTTAGCTTTGCGTTAGGCGTCTTGGTGTTGTCGTCGTACAAGCATTCCAAGTCCAGCGGATGGACGGGAGTGAACCGCTGGTCGGGGGCCTTCGGAAGCAGCGGGTCCGCTGTGCCGGTGGTCTGGTGGTAGTTCATGAATAGTCCTCGTCAAAGTTGCATGGCACGGTCCATTGCTTGCCGCAGCGGTGGCACTCCACGATGTCGTGCTCGTCCACCACGCCGCAGCAGTCCACCGTGCGCGGCTCTGGGCAGCGGCGTAGGTGCTTCTGGCAAAGCTCGGGCTTCTCGGCATCGTGCAGGCTGCACCCTCCCTTGATCCGGCCACCTTCGTACCGCTTCGGACACGGCCGCCCAACTGGTTGGTCAACCGGACTTGCGCCGGCAAGGGTGTCATTCATCGTTGCTCCTGTGTGGGCGCAAGCCGGTTACCGCCGACGTTGGGCCGCATGAACACCAGCCAGTGCGTGCCAGAGGCTTTGCCGCTGGTGTGTCCAAACAGTGGCGCATGCGGCGTCAGTGCCAAGACCTCGCGCACCTTGATCTGCGTTTCGTTCCACTTGAACACCAGCACGCCATCGCTGGCCAGCACTCGGAAGCACTCTGCAAACCCCTTGCGCAAGTCTTCGCGCCAGTCGTCGCTCAATCGCCCGTACTTGGCGGCCAGCCACGAACGCGGCCCAGCATGCACCAGATGGGGCGGGTCAAACGCAACCAGCTTGAACGCCCCGTCCGGGTACGGCAGCGCCCTGAAATCCATCAACGTGTCGGGCTCGATGCTGATCGTGCGCTGTCCAGAAGCGTTGCCACGGCTGTTGTCGGTCACGGTCAGCGTCTCGCGGCGCCGGTCGCCAAACACAACGTCGGGGTGCGCTCGGTCGAACCACATCATCCGGCCGCCGCAGCAGGGGTCGAGCACGCGGGCGGCCAGCGCGTGAAGCCCAACAGTTCGTTGCACCGGACCCGCCACGGCGGGTCCTTGGGTGGTCTGCGGTAGTTCGGTAGTGTTCATATGCTTCCTTGCCGTGTCGGGCCGGTCAACTCTGCGTTAGCCGGCCTGTGGGGCATTGCCGATCACCAGTTGCCCGAGCTGCACCACGCTGCCAAGCTGGGCGCCCTTCTCGCGCAGTTCAATCGAGGTCTTCGCCACCTTGATTTCAGCGTTGAGGCTGTTGCTGATCGAGTCCAGGCCCTTGGCCATCGCTTCCACGTCCGTGGCGCTGATTTCCTTGCGGGCCAGCGCCAGCAGGCTGTTCGCCACGATCCGGCGTAAGTCGCCCTGCGTCGTCACCTCGCCCATGTTGTCCAGGGATTCGGTCAGTGTCTTGGCTGCTTTCACGGGTTGCTTCCTTCAGTTGTCGCGCCATTCGGTGCGCGGTGAGTTGTTGCCGCTTAAGGTCCAGCAGGTGCGGCGGCACTTCAGCAAGCCTCATCTTTATGAGGTTCGCCACGATGTAGTCGGGCAGTTCGTCTTTCACTCGCGCATAGTGGGCGCGGCTTGCTCTGTTCCTCGCGGCCCTGCCTGTCTGGCTGCGCGTGTATCGGGCTTCGTGCGCAGCGCGGGCCGCCCGCTGCGCTGGGTTGCAATAGCGATTGCAGTAGCTTGGCACCGGCCCGCGTGGCGCCACCGCAAAGCGCGCTCCGCAGCCGCAGCAAGTTAAGGTCTGCGGCCTGCCTGTTTCTGTGGCTTCGTCCACCACGGCTAACCCGTCGTTGGACCGGACATTGGACGGCGTTGCGTCAGTGGTCAATCTGTACTCCGTTGCGGCCAATGCCGGTCAATTCTGCGTTCTACGGCAGTTCCAGCGACTGCTGCACCGCAACCGCTGCCGGTTCGGGTGGCAGTAGCTGGCCCTGGGCCTGCGCTCTGGAAATGCGCTCGCACGAAAGGTCAAAGTACCGGAGTTCACGCTCAATGCCGATGAACTTTCGTCCGTGCGCCGCGCACGCTTCGCCAGTGGTGCCGCCGCCCATGAATGGGTCGCACACCGTGTCGCCGGGGTCGGTAAACAGGCACACCCAGTCGCTCACCAGCGGTAGCGGCTTGCTCGTCGGGTGGCCGTTGTTCTGCACCACCGGGTGATGCCACACGCCAGCGCGGCCGCCGCCGTTCCACGCGGGCTTTCTGTCGGCGCGGTGCATGAACGCAATAGCCTCCCACCCTTGCCCGGGGCGGTCGGCGCTGATCTGCGGCATTGGGTTGTTCTTCACCCACACGCCAATGCGCAGCATGCGCAGGCCAGCGGGCGGGTTCTCTTCCAAGCCGAAAGCGTGCGCGTAGTCCACGGTCGCAACCACCCAGCGCCGCGTAAGCTGTCCGCAGGCTTCCAGCGTCGCACGCAATTCGTCACTGGTCAGGCTGGCAAAGTCCACCGCCTTGGTGCCGTGCCCCTTGCCAGCGTTCGTCTTCGCCATGCCATGCGTGCGCTCGGTGTAAGGCGGGTCCGTTATCACCGCGTCCACCTGGCCCAGCAACGGCAGCACCTCGCGGCAGTCCCCGTGCCAAAGCTCTGCGTTTCCAATCACCACTTTCTCAGGCATGCGCCCATCCTTTCGTGCCGTAGAACTGTGCGTTCAACCGGAGCCGCTACAGGCCGCGGCCTTTGCCACCATGGGCCAGCGGCCCGGTTAACTCCGCGTTATGCGTCTTCCTCACTGCGCCGCGTCGATCAACGCCAGCACCCAGGCCGACCCGCCGCGCTCGCTGACCTTGGCTTTCTGTTCGGGCGTCATGCGCAGCTCCATGCGCTCGGTCTTCCCCTCGCTCGGGCGCCCAGGGCCGGTCGGCAGGCCGTCCGGGTTCGCGCGGCTGCGGATCACGAGGCGCCGCACCGCGTCGGGCGCGGCTACGCTGCCGAACCGCTTGATCCAATGCTGATCGGCCGCCGCGAGGCCGTTGCGCGCGGCAGCTGGTGCCGCCTCGAATGCCTCGCTGATCGTCTTTTCCGCGTACTTGCGCGAGGCGAAGTGCTGAATAGCTGCGTCTCTGGTCATGCTCATGGTCGGCTCACTTGTTGATGATGGTGAGCAGGAACGCTTCGAGCGCCGCAAAACTGTCGAAGGTCCACGCCTTGTCCAGCCCGCTCCAGCGGCCACCGGCAGCCTTGATCTGGTCCTTGATGGCGAAGGTGTTGCCGGCGAGGGCCGGCTTGCCGTAGCCGCGATCCACGCCCGCTTCGCCAGCTTGGCAGCCGATTTGTTGCGCGAGGGTGTTGACCGCTTCTTGACCGTAGACCGTGACGAACATTTTGCTCTCCTGCTTTGAGCAGCACCGCGCTGCCCATGAACAATAATGTACGTCAACAATTGAGAGTGCGCAAGCATTTTGTACGGGTCGAATTGTAAAGTTTCGCGCTTCGGAACCAGCCGCATAACGGTCGCTCAACCGGACGCCCGGCAAGCGGTCGCCGGTTAGCTTGGTTCGTTAGGCCGCTTCAGGTGGTCGTCAGCCACACTCCGCGCAAACTCGGCCAGCAGCGCAATTGCCAGCTTTGGCGTTTCGTCTGGCGGGCAGTCCTGCGCCATCCATTCGCGCACGGCGCGGGCACTGTGTTGCAGCCGTCGCGCCACTTCATCGGTTGGAATGTCGCTCATGCGGGTTCCTTGCTCGGCCAAGTCGGCAGCGAGTTCCGTAACCCGGCTTCGGTCAGCATCAGCAGCCCGCCGCGGCCAGTAAGCAGGCCCAGCGCCACCAGCCGGGCGGCCAGGTCCCGGTCGTTGCCGTCGGTCAGTGCCGAGAGGGTGGCGGGTTGGCTCGCGACGTGGACGTGCCCGGCTTGGGTTGCGTCTGCGTTCATGGTGTGTGGTGCTCAGGTGTTGGCGTCGACGAAGGCGTCGGTGGCGTTCTTCGGCTTCGGGGTCTCGGCGGGCGGCTCGGGCTTCTTGCCGGCCAGGTCTTCGCCTTCCGGCTCGGGGCCGTGGAGTTCGATCAGCACGTCGTGTTGCACGAGCTGGCCCAGCTTGCCGAGGACCTTCTCCGACAGTTCAGCGGACGAGGAGACCGAGAAGGAAACGACGACGGCCCCGCCTTCCTTGGGCTCGATCTGGAACTTCCCCACCTTGCACTCGGCGAGGACGATGTTCGAGCGGCCGCCGAGTCCGCGGTCGATGGTCAGCGTGTGGCCGGTGTGCTCGGCGTCCCAGCGCAGCGGCGCGGCCAGCTTCGGGAAGCGCAGGTTCGGCGCGTCGGATTGCGCCATGCCTTCGAGGGCCGGTTGCGGATCCTGGCCGGCGGCGCGGTGATAGAGGGCGGTCTTCAGCCATCCGTCGAAGGCGGTCAGGATGTCGTTCGGCGTTTCGATCTGCAGGCGCACGTCGACGGCCGGCACGAGGTCTTGCGGGCCGTGTCGCTCGCTGCGCAGGTTGACCGATGCCACCTTGGCACGGGTCAGGGTTTCGAGTTCAAAGGGCACGGTTCACTCCTTGGCGGTGGTTGTAGAAGTAGGCCGGCCGGTTGCCCGGCGCGCGCGGGGAAGGGGAGGACAGACAAGGGAGGAGACAAGTCCCGCGCGCTGGCGTCGGCCTTGAAACGTCAGGACGCAGAGGCCGCGGCCGTCTGGCCTTGGCTGGGCGCGTCCTGACGATCGGAAGGGGTCTCGGGCTTCTTGTCGGCGTCGCGCGCGCTGGCGTCGGCGTCCAGAATCTCGCCGGTGTCGTTGTCGACGGTGAGGCCGTCCGTCAGCGGGTTGTCCTGCTGCAGGCCGGCTTCGGACTGTTCGTCGAGGCCGACGGCGCGCTGCAGCTCGATCGACACGGGGAGGTACTTGAACAGGCGGCGGATGACCGTTTTCTTGGCCATCTCCTCGAAGTGCGAGACCCAGGGGCCGGAGCTGCCTGCCTTCGATTGCGCGCGGACCTTCTCGACTTCGACGCGGCTCATCACCTCGAACTGCACGCCTCCGCCCTGCAGCTTGGCGACGGCGTAGACGAAGCGCAGAGGTCCGCGGTCCTCGGCGTCCCATGCGGGTTCGTGGTCGAGTTTCGGGTCGAGGCCCAGCGCCACCCGGAACTTGTCGGCCTGGTAGACGGCGCGCGCTTCGAGGCTCACGATCTGGCCGGAGCGGCGCGCGAGGTCAATCATCCCGCGATATCCGATGATGAACTGCGCCTCGGTGATGCCGCGGCGGCGGTTCTCGAACGGGATCAGGTAGGCGTGACCCAGCGCGGCGCCGGGTTCGAGGCCGAGGCTCGCGCACTGCATGATGGCGCCGAGGAAGCTCGCCTGGTCGCAGTTGGCCAGCGCGGGCACCTTGCGGACTTCGGTCAGGGCGATGCGCGCGAGGCGGTCCGCGGTGACGTGCTTCGGCAGAGCCAGGGCCATCTGCTGTTTGACGGTCGGGTCGGACAGGAGGCCGGCGATCGTCGTCGGCTTGGTGCGGGTGTTCGTCGCGACGTTTCCGGTCGCGGCGGCCTTCAGGGCATTCGATGCGCTCATGGTGTCAGTCCTTCAGGAGGAAACGCCGGCTGCCCGGCTTGGTGGTGGTGAACTTGTCGAGGACGGTCTTCGCGGGCGGTGCGTTGGCGGCGCGCGCTTCGTCGTAGAGGGCGGCGAGTTCAGCGGCCGCGGCTTTCCAGTCGGTCGCGGTGGAGTCCTTCGCGGCCTTCCACGTCACGACGGCGGAGCCGTTCAGCGAGAGGCCGGAGCCTTGGCCGATGGCGAGCTGCAGCGCATCGGTGGCGCGCTCGATCGGTTCTTCGAGGTCCTTCGCCTGGCGGCGCAGGGCGCGGAGTTCGTTCAGCGAGCCGAGGAGGTCGGCGCGTTCGTCGATCGCGATCAGGTCGCCGGAGTCGCGCGGCCAGAGCTTGCGCACCTCGGAGCCGCTGACGGGTGCCGGCGGGGTCTTGGTTTCGACGTAGGTCTGCCAGAAGTGGCGGGCGCGGTCGAGGAGGGCGGCGATCGTGTCTTCATCGCGCTCGATGCGACGCATGACGAAGCGTTGCCCACCGATCAGGGCGGCGAACTCGCACGAGGCCTGCCCGGTCACGCCGAGGTAGAACATCCCCTGCGCGGCGTAGTAGACCGGGAGCGAGTCGGATCCGTCCAGGCCGCGCCAATCCGCGTCTGCGTAGGCGCTGGCGGTCTTGGCCTCGAAAATTCCGTCGGCGCCGAGGAGCGTCGCGCCGTCGTCAGCCACTCGAACCCGGGAGCCCGGGACGACGATCGCGCGGTCGATGTTGGCGATCGCGTAGGGGTGCTCCGGGTGGCGCAGTTGCGAGTTGACGCGCTGCACCTTGCGGCCGGTCTTCTCTTGCCAGTGGTGCGCGACCACGTCTTCGAGGATGTTGCCCCACTGCATCGGCTCCGTCTCGACGATCGGCTCGGCCTGGCCGACCTTGTCGAGGTAGACGTCGAGCGGCGTGCGCCACGGGCTGAGGCCGAGAAGGGCGGCCACGTCGGATCCGCCGATGCCAGTTCGGCGAGCTGCGAGCCAGGCGGCTCGGTCGGGTGCGTTCACAAAGGACTCCCAGGGAAGGCGCCACGCCAGGCGCGGCGGATTGCGTGCCGCCACGGCATGCCGCAGCGGAGGTGAAAGCGGAGGAGGCGGATGAATGAGGTCACAGCACCCCCGCGCACATCAGGGCGACGACGACCACGAAGGCCGCCGCGATCCACTGTTCAACGTCCCAGTCCAGCGGGCTCATTCCGCGTCTTCCGCCATGCGGTAGGTGATGTCAGAGGCGCGGGCCTCGACGAACTTGGCGACGTTGGGGCGCGCGAGGTAGCGGCGCAGCAGCGCATCGCACACGGCGGCCTTCGTGTCCGGGCGCTGCGCTTCGTCCATCAGCAGCGCCAGGAGCCGGCAGACCGGAGCGTCGGCGAAATCGCGCTCGGTCTTGTCGGTGAGGACGGGTTCCCAGTCAGGGGCCGCGGTGAAGGCGCATTCCTCAGCAAGCCACGCACTCACGTCTTCCGAGTCGCGGGCGGCGTCTTCTTCAGCGGTTGCCCAACCGAGCCGGGCATGCCGGTCGAGGATTCGAGGTGTCGCAAGTGCTGCGCTTGTCATGTGGCCTCCGGTGTCTGTGGAGGCAATTATTAGCAGCGCGCTAAGCTATGTCAATAGCCCAGCGCTAAGCATTTGACGCAGTGGACTCAGCGCAGGACGGCGGCCAGGGCTGCGACGATGGCGCAGGCGGCGCACTTCTTCGACCGTTCGCATCGGAACATTGCACAGCCATCCGCTCAGTTCGTGGCGTAGCGCTTGGCTGTTGACTACGCTTAGCGATGCGCTAAGATACTGACCCATGAACCTCTCCGATTACGTGAAGGCCGAGCGCGGCAGGGGCGCGGCCGTGGCCGCGTTTGTCGGGGTGCACCCGGTCATGGTTTCGCAGTGGGCGTCCGGCATCAAGGCCGTTCCTGCTGAGCGATGCGCCGACGTTGAGGCGGCCACGTCTGGGGCTGTCACACGGCGAGAGTTGCGCCCCGAAGACTGGCACCGCATCTGGCCGGAGCTGGTGACCGATGAGCACCCTGCGCCTGAAGAAAGGGCCGCGTGATGAGCGCCGCTATCCCCAGCGCGGAGTCCATTCGCGCGAAGTTGGCCGGACTGAACAAGCGTCAGATCCTGGGCGAGTGGGTGGAGCGGGAGGTTCATCGGTCCAGTGTCGTGATGCGGGTCATGCACGGCATGAGTGCGGCGGCCACGGTGTGCGACCTGATGAAGGCGCTCCGGTCCGAGTGGCTGACGGTGGAAGGCCTGGTCAAGTCGTCGGGGTTGAGCGAGCAGACAACGCGGAAGTGGGTCGAGGAGCTAGAGGCTCAGGGCTTCATCGTGGCGCGCAAGCCTGCGGGCCGTCGCGTGGCGCGTGAGTTCACGCTCTCCGCTTACTGGGGCGGGGTTGCCGCATGAGTCTCGAAGTCCAGCGGATCGGCTCCGCGGTGCTCTATCTCGGCGACGCGCTCGAATGTCTCGACGCGCTGGGTCCCGGTCGTGTCGACGCGGTGATGACTGATCCGCCTTACAGCTCCGGCGGCGCCTTTCGTGGCGATCGCACGTTGGGGACGAAGGCGAAGTACATGAACAGCGATAGCGGGAACCTGGCGAAGCTCGCCGAGTTCACCGGCGACACGCGGGACCAGCGGTCGTTCACGTTCTGGTGCGGGCTGTGGTCGTCGGCCTGCCTGCGCGTCGCGAAGCTCGGCGCGCCTGGCCTGTTCTTCACCGATTGGCGGCAGCTGCCCGCGACGACCGACTACTTCCAGGCCGGCGGCTGGATCTGGCGCGGCGTGGTGCCGTGGGTCAAGCGCACGGCTCGGCCTCAGATGGGGCGGTTCATGTCTCAGTGCGAATTCGTGGTCTGGGGCAGTGCCGGGCCGATGCCGTTCGAGCGTGGCGTCGGCTGCCTGCCGGGGTTCTTCGACTATGCGTCGCCCCAGGATCGGGAGCACGTCACGCAGAAGCCGGTCGACTTGATGGCCGACATGATGCGCATCGTCGAGCCGGGCGGCGTGGTGCTGGATCCCTTCATGGGGGCGGGGACGACGGGCGTCGCGGCGGTGGCCAGCGGTCGGAGCTTTATCGGCTGCGAGCTGATGCGGGAGCATTTCGACACGGCTTGCAAGCGGCTCGAAGCGGCGCAGGCTCAAGGCGTGCTGCAGCTTGGGGATTTTGGAATCGTTTCCGCGCAGCTCTCGATCGACGAGGTCGCGTCATGAGTGCCGAAGGCGTTCGGCCGGCGCCGTTGGTCGGACCTGAGGTCGACTTGAAGGACTTCGCCTTTTTGCCGCTCGACGTGGTGCGGCTGCGCGACTCCGGGCTGACCGCGAAGGCCAGCGGCGAGGAGTTCCGCGCTGCCGTTCTTCTGTGGTGCGCATCGTGGCACCAGCAGCCGGCCGCCAGTCTTCCGAACGACGACGAGGAGCTGGCGAACCTGTGCGGCTATGCCCGCGCGATGCGCGAGTGGATGAAGGTTCGAAAGGGCGCGCTGCGCGGATGGGTCGAGTGCAGCGACGGGCGCCTGTATCACCCGACTGTGGCCGAAAAGGCGCGCGATGCGTGGCAGTCAAAGCTCGCGCAGCGTGCTCGCACAGAGTCTGCGAGGAAGGCACGCGAGGAAGCACGACAGAGACAGTTACAGGCTCTGTCACAGACACCGGGAAAGTCTGTCACAGAGGTTGTCACTGAATCCAAGGGACAGGGACAGGGACAGGGACAGGGACAGGGACAGGGATTAAAAGAGATAGGAGCGCCGCAAGCGGCGCGGCGCGCCTCGCGCCTTCCCCCCGACTGGGCTCCAAGCCCGGACGACATCGCCTTCGCCGGATCGGTCGGGCTGGCCAACGGCAAAGCCGAGGCAGAGGCCGCGAAGTTCCGCGACTTCTGGACCGCCAAGAGCGGAAAGGACGCAACGAAGCTCGACTGGTCGGCGACCTGGCGGAACTGGGTGCGAAGGGCTGCCGACGAGGCGCCGCGCCAGGCGTCGAACTCAGCGTCGACCGAGCCCGAATGGCGGCGCGAACAGCGCGAGCGCAACGAAGCGTTCCTCGGCCCAGCAGCGGCCAAGCGGCGCACCACAACCGTCGACATGGAGGCCACCGATGCCGCTAATCGCCTCGTGGGTTGACCACCTTTTCGCGAAGCTCTCCGTTCGTTGGGGCGCAGCGTTCATGCGCCAATGGCCCGACGCCGATCCGGATCTGGTGAAAGCCGATTGGGCGGAAGTGCTCGACGGCGTTACCGGAGCGTCGTTGTCCTATGCCCTTCGCTACCTGCCGGCGGCGCCCTGCAATGCCGTGCAGTTCCGGGAGCTTTGCCGCAGGGCTCCGGAGGCTGCAGCGCCTGCTCTGGCGGCTCCGGAGGTGAAGGCCGACCCCGAGCGAGTGCGGTCGGTGTTGGCTGGCCTGGCGCGTCCGGCCGGTGCGGTTTCGGCGGCGCAGCAGTGCGCGGACAACATCCTGCGAATCGTTCGAGGTCGCGGCTCGATGAGCTTCGCGCAGCGTTCGCAGTTGGTCGCAATGGCTCACCGGCTGACAGCTGCGCAGAAGGCCGAGGCCTCTGCCTACGTGCCGGAGTTCCGGGACGGCCAGACGGAGGAGTTCGCATGACCTTCGACGCCAACCGTTCCGAGCCGATCGTCGAATCCGGCTTCATCGCTCAGCGACCGATGCCGGGCGCGCCGAAGTGGTCTCCGTGGCTCACGACCGAGGTCGCCAAGCTGCGCGAGCTGTACCCGCTGGGCGGCGCTGAAGCCGTGCACGCGGCGATGCCGCACCGCACCGTGTCGTCGATCCACGGCAAGGCGCAGAACCTCAAGGTGAAGTGCCTGAAGGCCAGCACGCAGGGCCAGCGCTTCGCACGGAAGTACCCGCAGAGCGACCACATCGACGCCGACATCCGCCACGGCTACACGGTGGCCAAGCGCAAGGGCGACTACAAGCGCATCGCCGAAAAGGTGGGGCGGCCGGACTGGTGGGTGCACAAGCGGGCGGCGCAGTTGGGCCTGACGCGCAACAACCGCACGAGGTTGGATGCGTGGTCGATTCCCGAGCTTGAGCTTCTGGAGCGCTGGGCGACGTGCACGCTCACGGTGATTCGCCGCAAGTTTTCAGACGCGGGCTTCAAGCGCACCGAAACGGCGATCGCGCTCAAGCTCAAGCGTTCCGGAATTGATCGGGATGATCCGGATCGCTGGAATCCGCCTTCACTGGCCGTGCTGCTGGGCGTCAACGCGAAAACCGTCTGCGATTGGATCGAGCGGCGCGGCTTGCCCGCGGTTGACGAAGGAGCCGGCCAGCAGGCGCGTTACTGGGTGACGCGCAAGCAGCTGCGCAACTGGATCAAGTCGCATCCGCGCTACATCGATCTGCGCAAGGTCGATCAGGTGTGGTTCATGGACTTGGTTTTCGGCGGGAGCGTGACGTGAGGCGTGATCGCTTCGATCCGGGTCCGGCCGTTGGCCTGGTGCTGGTGCTGCTGCCCTGGCTGGCCGTGGTGATCGTGGCCGTCGTGATGAGGTGGTGCACGTGATTCGGTTCGTCATCCTCGGCGAGCCGGCGTCGAAGGCGAATAGCCGGAAGCTGGTCACGCTGGGCAAGCGGCCGGCCTTCATCAAGTCGGACAAGGCGCGGAACTTCGAGGCGGATGCGCTGATGCAGATCCCGCCGGCGGCGCGCGTGCGCCTGCAGGGTCCCGTGCGCGTCACGCTTCGCATCTGGTACGCCAGCGAGCGGCCGGACCTGGACGAGGCGGTGGTGCTCGATGTCCTGCAGGACCGGTTCGGGAAGGCTCCGAAGGGCTCGAACGGCGAGACCCTGGGGCCTCGGCCGCTGGTGCAGGCCGGGGTCTATCGCAACGACCGGCAGGTGCGCGAGAAGCACGTGTTCCACGGGATCGACCGGCGGAATCCGCGGACCGAGGTGGTGGTCGAGCCGCTGCAGGCGCAGCAGGCCGACTTGACGGCGGCGGAGCTGGCGGCGTGAGTTCGGGAACGTGTCCCGACTGCGCCGAGGCCGCGGTGCGATCGTGGTGGATCTTCCGCGCGTCGTGCCGGGTGTGCACGGCGCGGGGTGTTTCACGTGGACCCAACTTCAGGGCCTCGCGTGATGGTGGCGCGTTGACGCGGAGTTACCGGGAGGAGCTGAGGCTCACCGAGTTGACGCACGACGACGTGAAGGCCGCAGCGGCGGCGGATTTCGAGAGTCGAGTCGACAGGAAGGCGAACGCATGAGGAAGGGTCTCACTCCGCAGCGTGAGGCCTTCGCGGTCGGCCTGGCGAAGGGACTCACGCAGGCCGCGGCGTTTCGCGCGGCGTTCTCGAACTCGGCGAAGTGGAAGGACGCGAGCGTGTGGGATGCGGCCTCGAAGCTCGCGAAGCGGCCCGAGGTTCAGCATAGGGTGGGCGAGTTGCGGGAAATGGCCACGGCGGCGCACGACGTGAGCGTGGAGCGCATCGTCGAGGAGCTGGCGCGGCTGGCGTTCTTCGACGCTCGGAAGCTGTTCGGCGTCGATGGCGAGCTGCTGCCGCTGTCGGATCTGGATCCCGCGACGGTGGCCGCGGTGGCGGGCTTCGAGGTGCGCGAGGAGAAGGACTCGCGCGGGAAGGTGATCGGGCACGTCAAGAAGGTGAAGCTGGCGGAGCGTGGCGCGAACGTGGAGCGCCTGGCGCGTCTGCTGGGGCACTTCGAGAAGGACAACCGGCAGAAGGCTCCGGACGTGGCGGCCGCGGTGCGCGAGGCGATGTCGCGGCTGTTCGCTCCGCCTGGCGGTGCTGGCCCTGCTGATGAGGGCTCGAAGTCTTGAGCGGATTCCTTCCGCATCCTGGCCAGCTGCAGGTCCTGCAGCGCGCGCGGCGCTTCAATGGCGTGCGGTGCGGGCGCCGGTTCGGGAAGACAAAGCTCGGCCTGTTCGTGGCGTTGACTGGCGGCCATCCTGGGCACGAGCGGGCCATCGCGCAGGGTTTCGACGTGGGATGGTTCGCGCCGAACTACAAATACCTCGATGAGGCGTGGCGCGGCGCGCTCGAAGCCTTCGCGCCGATCGGCATCGTCCGGAAGGATTCGCAGCTCCATCGGATCGAGTTCCGCACCGGGGCGGCGCTGGACTTCTGGACCTTGGAGGACGAGGACGCGGGCCGTTCTCGACGTTATGGCACCGTGATCGTCGACGAGGCCGGTCTCGCGCGGAAGCTCCTTCTCATCTGGGAGGAGTCCATCCGGCCGGCCTTGACCGACTTCGAGGGCTCCGGATGGTTCCTGTCCACGCCGAAGGGGCTGAACGACTTCCACACTCTTTGCACGCGCGGCGACGATGGCCTGCGCTGGCCGGACTGGGCGCACCATCACGCGCCGACATCGGCGAACCCGTTCATCCCGGCGGCCGAGATAGAGGCGGCGCGCCGGAGCCTGCCGGAGCGGGTCTTCGCGCAGGAGTATCTGGCCGAGTTCCTGTCCGACGGCGCGGGCGTGTTCCGGCGCGTGCTCGATGCGATCGACGACTCGCTGGCGACGCGCTTCGAGGCGGCCGGTCCGCAGGATGGCGCGAGCTACGTGATCGGCGTCGACTGGGGGCGCTCGAACGACTTCACGGTGGTGATCGTGCTGGACGTGCAGACGGGCGCCGTCGTGGTGGCCGATCGGTTCACCGGCCTCGGCTATCGCGTGCAGCGGGACCGGCTTGCGGCCATTGCCCAGCGGTTCCCGGGCGCGCCGATCGTGGTCGAGCGGAACAATTTCGGCGACGTGCAGGCCGAGGAGCTGCAGCGCGACGCGCAGCTCGGCCAGCGCGTGCGCACGTTCACCACGTCAAACGCGAGCAAGGCCGAGGCGATCGAGTCTCTTGCGCTGGCGTTCGAGCAGGGCGCGGTGAGGCTGCCGCGGCTGCAGTGGCTGGTCGACGAGCTTCTGGCCTTCGACTCGGAGCGCCTGGCCTCCGGGATGCTGCGGTACTCCGCGCCACCTGGGAAGCACGACGACGGCGTGATGGCGCTCGCGATCGCCTGGCACGGCCGGAGCTTCGGCGGGTCGGCCTGGGCTCGCAAGATTTCCTACCCGTCGATGGGGATGCGCCGTGGCACTTGAGTCTTTCACCTGTGACATCCCGGCCGGGCTCGAATGGGCCGACGAGAAGTTGTCGGCCTTCGGGCGGTGGTCCGATCGTCGGCGAGGTGGTCGCACGTGCGGCAGTGCCGAGGGCGACTATCGGGCGCCGGTGCGTGGCGACGACGATGTGAGGCGCGCGCCGTTGGTCGAAGGCCTGCGGCCTGGTGAGGCGCTGCTGGTCAGCCGATGCCTGTCGGCCGTGCCGGATCAGCAGCGCGTGGTGCTGCGCGTGCTGTACGTGCCGCAGAGGCTGCCGATCGTGGCGCAGCTGCGGATCCTGCGGATCCCTCCGAAGCTGTGCCGGGTTCGGCACGAGCTGGGGCTTCGGAGCTTCGCGAACTTGTTCCGGGTGGCGGAGGCCGTTCGATGACTTGGGTCGAGCTGGGGCACGATGAGAAGCGCGCGCGCCTGGATGAAATGCGCATGCATCAGGGCGAGCGGGTTCTCGTCACCATCGGCGAGGAGCGGCAGGCCCACCTGTGCGTGGTGGAGTTCTTCTCGCCTTCTGGCTCGCATGTGCTGCTGGCCGAGGCTGCGCCCGGATGGATGCCTCTCGGCTGGTGGCCGATCGAGCTGGTCCGGGTGGTGGACGTGTTCGGGGATCCGTCCGAGTCGATCGCGGAACAGGTCAGGCGCGGGCATTCGCGCCTGTTCCCGTTCGAGCTGCCGGCGGCGCGCGTCTGAGTCAGGCGCCCGGCGGCGTGGTCCGGTTGCGCGTGGTCGACTGGCCGAAGTAGTAGCCGACGACTCCGCCGAGGATCATGCCGAGGGCTCCGTTGGCCACGGCGGCGCGCACCTCGTCGGGCCAGGCCTTGCCGAACAGGCCGACGACACTCCCCAGGATCAGGTAGACGGCCGGCAGGAGGGCGAGGGCGATCCAAAAGGACGGGCTCTTGCGGATGTCGCCTGTCGTCTGCGCGGCCTGGTCTGCCTTGCGTGCACCGTCGATGCCGCCGCCGCCGGCCTCGGTCAGGTCGAACCATATCGCGTCGATCGCCTTCGTCGCGGCGTGCACGGCTGCAGGGTCGGTGCGGAGCTTCTGGACGGCTTCCTGCTCGGTGGCGGCGCCGGTGGCGGCCTTGACGGTCTCGGCGACGAGTTCCGCGGCCTTGATGTTGCGTTCGGACACTGCGGAGCCGGAGCCGAAGACCTTCGCGAGCTTCGGAATCGCGTCGACGATCGAGGGCAAAGCGGCAGCGATGAAGGGGGCGAGCATGGGGGCGGGCTCCTGTGGTGGTGGTTGCCAGTCCGGCGCCTCACCGGCGGGCAGAGAAGGCGCTGCAGGTGCTGCTGGCGGTTCGGCCTGGCCATCGTCGACGGCGGCGCGGACATCGAGGGCGCGCAGGGCGTGTGCCGTGGCGGCCAGGCGCTCGGCCTCACCGTTGGCCGGCTTGGCGGCGCGGGCGTCTCCGCGGTTCACGAGTCGACCGAGGGCGCGCCAGTCTCCGGCATCGGCCCACGTGTTCGCGTGGTTGCGGTCCCACCACTCGGCGGCCGACCATGAGGCCCACTCGGGCGAGGTCATGGCGGCGGGGTCGGCCTCGAAGTCCGGGACCCGGTCCCCGAGCTTGGCGAGAAGGCGGTCGCGTGCTGCCGCGTGGTTGTTGCGGCCGGTGCACTGGATCAGGCCGTGGCCCTTGAAGCGAGGGCCGTCGCCTGGTTGCGTGTTGCCGAGGTCGACGCGGCCTTCGTAGGACTTTCCGTCGGCCAGTTCTTCCACGTAGCGCAGGGCGCCGGACTCGACGCTCACCTGGCCGAGGAATCCGCCGAGGCGGTTCGGGGTGTCGATCCCGAAGGCTGCGCAGGCCTCGGCCAGGTGGGGCGCGAAGGTCTGCGCGCGCGCCAGCGGGCAACCGACGGCGGAGGCGAGGAGGTCGGCGTCGAGGCGCATGATCGGTCAGCTCTTGAGCCAGGCGGCCAGGTGCTCGCTCCAGCCCTTGACGGTGGCCACGGTGAGGCCGATCGCGACGAGGGTCGGGTAGGCCCAGCGGACGAGCTTGCCGCCGGTCCTGGCGGTGATGACAACGTCGCGGATGTCCTTGGCGTTCTGCCAGGTCTCGCGGGTCAGTGCCGAGTTCTCGGCCAGGTCGGCGTCGATCTTGTCGAGGCGCTTCGAGTGCTCGGCGTTCTTCTGGTCGGTGCGCACCTGGGAGACCACGAGTTCGGCCATCTGCTCGGCGAGCTGGGCGTGGCCGGTGGCGATCACGCGCACCGAGGCTTCGAGGCGGTCGAGGCGGTCGACCGTTTTCCGCGAACGGGATGACGCGGCCTGATCGGAATCGTTCTCCATGTGCTACGCTGACTCCGTGGATGCGTTCTGGGTTGCACTGGTCAAGCCGTTCATGGCGGTCGTCTTCATGCTGCCCGGGTGGTACGTGAAGCGTTGGATGCAGCGCCGGTGGCCGGATAGCCCTGTCGTCCGCTTCCTGACCGTCACCCGGGGCGCCAGGATGCAGGCATGGTTCGAGCGGCAGGACGCGCGCATCTATGCGGCCTTCTGGTGGCTCGTCAGCGTGATCCGGAGAGGTCTCCGGCCGCCGCGCGTGCGCTGAGGATGCCCAGCAGGCCCGGCATCGCGCGCCGGGTCAATTCCTGATCCAGCAGATCGGCCGGCAGATGTGACAGCAGGCCCGGTCCGGATGCTTCCTTCAGTGCGGCGCGCTGCATCATCGGGGACAGCAGCAGCGAGCGGACAGCGGGGCGGGCAGCAGCGACCAGCGCCGGGGCTGGGTTCACCATGCCGACGCTCATGCCGCCGAGAGCCCAGTCGAGCGGGCTGGTTGCCTTCGGAGCCTCCTTCAGGGCCTGGGTCGCCTTCGGGAACGCAGCGCCAGCCTGGGCGATCTGCTCCAACTCGGCGGACAGCGGCTTACCCTTCGCCAACTCGCGCGCCAGCACTTGAGCCGACACGTCTCCGGTTTCACCGTTCAAGGCCTTCTGTAGCGTGAAGGTCTTCGCCATCAACTGCCGCGCGTTGCGGAAGTCGGCCAGCGTCGAGGCCGGCAGCGGACCCGGCGGCGTCAGCTTGCCGGAGGCGTTGCCGATGGCCTGCGAAGCCGCTTCCTTGGCTGCCAGGTTGCGCTCGATCAGCGCCTCCAACTCGCTGGCGGCCGATTTGGCGGCGCGGGCCATTTCGTTATCCCCGGTGCGGAACGCCTGATCCGCCCGGCCGCGTAGCAGGCGGATCGCGTCCACCGCTGTCGAGGCGTCGAAGGCGTCCTTCTTCAGCCCACCGAGGAACCCGGGCACGTCCGACACGGCCAGCCCCGGGAATTCCGGCATCACGTTCTTGTGGGCAGCGGCTAGGCCGTCGAGTGCCTGCGCGTACTGCGCATCCGCCGTGATGGGACCGGCGGCGCGCACGGCGTCGTAGGCCTTCCCGGCGTTGGCGCGGATGCCCTGCAGCGCATCGACGGTCAGCGGGACATCCTCGCCCAGCCCCACGGCTTGACGCGCGAGGCGGTTCGTCACCTCCTGGTTCCGTTGGCTGGCGACCTGGGCTGTCTTGATCTTGCCCGACAGGCCGGACAGGGCCTCGGTGAGCGATCCGGGCCGCAGATCGGCGGGCGGGATCACGTACCCGGCTTCAGCGGCGGCGCGCGCGGCGGCCATGCGCTGCGCATTGGCCACCTGTGCCGCCTCGAATGAGGTCTTCGCCTTGTCTGCCACGAAGCGGGCACCTTTGCCCAGCGCGTCGCCCAGCACCTTTCCGGCTGCGCCGCCTGCTGCCCCGAACAGGCCGCCCTGCAACCGCTCCGCGGCGTCACCCTCGGTCGTCGCTGCGCCGGTGCCGGCGCCGATCAGCGTCGCGCCCATCATGGTGTTGGCGCCCGGGATCAGTGCCGTCGGCAGGGCTGCTCCCGCGATGCCGACCACGTTGCCGACCTTGCCGGCGGTGGTGTTCAGCAGCGCGGCGTCCAGGCGCTTGGCTTCGGCGATGTCGGCATCCGACACCAGCCCGACCAAGTTGCCCACTCCGCGCGCGGCGCTGGCCATGCCGCGGCCGATGCCGGCGCGCAGGCGGTCAAGCGTGCTCATGTCGGCGGTCGGGTCAACGTCGGGGCCGGCCGCAGCGGCTGCGCCGTACTTCGCCCAAGGCGCAGCACCAGACGAGCCGCCGCCATCTCCCGCGCCGCCGTACTTCTCCCAGGGGCCGGCCATTACATCCGCTCCCAGTTGCGCGGGTCGGCCGGGTTGCCACCCTTGAAGCGGTGGCCTTCTTCAACGGTTCCGACGGCGGGGGCGAGGGATCGCGCGGCCGGCGCTGCGCCGCCGCCGCCTGCATAACGTTGGTGCAGTTGGCGGATGACCGTGAGCGCGGCCTTCTTCTGGTCGGCTGGGACCGTGCTGTCGCCAATCTGGCCGGCCATCTGCCGGTAGAGGGCCACGTCCTTGTCGGACTGGGGACCTTCCATGCGCGGCTGCGCCATCATCAAGGCGCCCTCCAATGCTTTGAGTTGTGCGCCCGCGGTGGCGCCTGCGGTGCTGGCCCCGATCACCCGGCCGGCCACGTCGACACCGGCACCGAGGTAGCTGTTGGTGCCCTTGTCGATGAGCTTGGACGCCTCGTCGATGATGCCCAGCGCGTTCTGCGCCTGCTGTTCGCGCTTGCCCGGGGCGGTGGTCGTGATGGGCGTCACCGGGCCGGCTCCGGGCTGTTTCGGCAGGCCGATCCAGTTGCCGTTCACGTCCTGCTTCCATTCGACGTTGCCGCCTGCAGGGCTGGCTCGGTCCGCCGCGTCCTTGCTCTTGTCCCAGTTCAGCCGCGCCCATCCGAGGCCGTTCGAGGCGATGGAATCCGGCGTCTGGGTCTTGTCGAGCGTGGTCAGGGTGCGCAGGCTCACCGGGTCCCAAATGTTCACCTTCCCGCCGGTGTCGATGCGCTCCGGCGCCTTCCACTGCGCGAGGGACTGGCCCACCTGGCGGCCCTGGGCGTCGAGTTGCAGCGTCACCGGGCGGCCTTGCGCGTCGGTGGTCTCGATGGTGCGCGCGACGGTCGGGAGGCCCCAGTTCTGCGCCTCGGCGAGGTGCTTCGCGGTCTCGGCCGGCACGCCTTGGGCGATCAGGGCTTGATAGTTCACCGGCTGGCGCTGGCCGACGACGGAGAGGGCTTCGGGGCGCGGGCCGGTGATGCCGCTGGCGGCGTTGGCCTGGGTTCCGGTCGTCGGGCTGAAGGCCTGCTGGATCACGCCTTGCACGCGCGCGGCTTCCTCGGCCTTGCGTTGCAGGTCGGCGGCCTGCGCCTGGCGTTGCTGCGCCTGCGCGTTGGTCTCGTTGAGTTGGGCGCCGAGGAGGGCGAGTTGCGCCTGCTGCTGCGCCTGGCGGGCCTTGCGGTCTTCCTCGGCGGCCTTGGCGGCGTCGAGTTGGCCGATCAGCCCGACCATGCGCTGCCCGAAGTTCACCGGCTGCGCGCTCGGTCCGCCGGCGCCCATCATCATCGCGCCGGCGCGGAAGTCCGGGTTCGAGAGGATGTCCATCAGGCCCATGTCAGCGGCTCCCCAGGTAGCCCAGAAGCCCGGCGGGCTGGTAGGCCGAAGGGTTGAAGGACTGCACCGGCTGCAGGCGCTGGTTGCGCGCGCCGCGGGTGAACTGGTTCGCGCCGCTGGCGTTGGCGCCGAAGCCGGCCAGGAGGGCGGGCATCTGGCCGTTGATGGCGTCGAGGAGGTTGCCCTGGTTGCCGTAGGCCGTTTGCTGCGCCTGGCTGAAGGGCTGCTGCTGCAGCTTGTCCTGCAGGGCTGCGCCGGCGGTGAGCTGGTTCAGGAGGAAGGGCTGCGCCGGTGCCCACGGGTCGCGGGTGTTGGTGCTGGTGCCGCTCTTGCTCTGGTTCGCACCGTAGGCGGCGAGGGCGAGCTTGCCGAGGGTGCCGAGGCCGCCGGAGCCGAGGAGCTTCGAGAGGTCGAGGCCGCCGCCGCCGCTGCCGCTGTTGGGGTCCGTGCCGGTGACGCCGGTCAGGTTGCCTTGCGAGTCGAAGACCGGCTGGTAGTCGCCGAAGTTCGTCGGGCTCTGGTTGTTGTTCCAGTTGTCGAAGTTGCTGCCCGGGCCGTAGAGCTGGGACCAAAGGTCGCCGGACGTGTCGACGGTGAGGTTCGTGTTGCCGCTGTTGTTCGTGAACCAGTTCGAGAGGTCGGTGAAGTCGCTCACGTTGCCGTCCTTCGTGGGGGTTGAGTTGAGGCCGCCGAAGTAGGTCGTCGCGGCGCTGCCGAGTGCAGAGCCGAGGCCCTGGCCCTTGATGAGGGAGGATCCGCCGGCCAGGAGTGCGCGGTCGGTCGTCGGGTCTCCGGTGATGCTCGCGCCGTTGGTGAAGCCGGAGGCTCCGCCCATCAGGGCGCCTTTCGCGATGTCGCCGGCGTTGCCGCCGCTCATGAGTGCGCCGGCGGCGCCCTTGGCGGCGTTCGTGGTGGCCGGGCTCCACCCGTTCGTCTGGGCGTAGTTGCTGAGGCCTCCACCGATGGCGCCGGTCACTCCGCCGGCTAGGCCGGACTTCGTCAGCGAGTCGACCGATCCGTTGGGGTTCGCGACCATGTTCCCGCCGATGCCCATCGCGGCGCCCTTGAGGCCGCCTTGCGCCATCGCGCCGGCTACACCTTCGGCCGGGGCGTAGTAGGCGCCGGCGGCCATGGCAAGGATTGACGCCACGCCACGAGCTGCCGCGAAATCCCCTTGCGAGGAACTGTTCCATACGGGAACCACCACCACATCGCCGGTTTGCGGGTTTCGAACAAGGTTGAAGCCAGTGTTCCCGTGGCCTTGTGAGGACCATCCCAATATCGGTCCGTTGTCGCCGCGGTCTGTCGTGCCGTCGTAGCCAAGCTGCGACCACAAGTCAGGCGACATCGTCTTGCTTTTGGCGATGCGATCAACGGCTAGCTTTCCGGTCGATCCGTCATCGTTCACGTCACCCAGGTACCCAATGTCGACGCCATCTTTCATCACGCCGAATCTGGTCTTCTTTTCCGTCGTCGTGCCGGTGTCTATGGTGTCGTCCCAGACGGAGGATGACCCGTCGCCAGTCCCCTCGTTGCGCCAACCGCCCATGACTTTATCGCCGCCGTATTCGGTGGCGGTCAGCTTGAGCTGACCAAGGTCGGTAATGCCGTTGGCGTTGAGGAGCTGCGCCAGCTCGTCGGCGCGGTTGATCCCGCCCTGGTTCCAGTCTCCGTATCCACCCCACTGCTGGAGGATCTGCGAGGACAGGTTCGAGGACATTTCAGCCTCCGAAGATTGCGTTGCCCATCTGCCAGCCGCCGATCGCGCCCATCAACGGGTTGCCGTAGTAGGGGGTCG